GATCTGGTAAGACAAAATTTTAAAATGCTTATCTTAACCATACCTGGCGAAAGGGTAATGAATCCGGATTTTGGTGTGGGCCTTAAGAAGTATTTATTTGAAATGGATGCTCACTCAACTTACGCAGAAATTAATGATAGAATCTATTCACAAACTAAGCGCTATATGAACTATATTCAACTTAACAAAATCGATTTTAAAAAACCAGAAAACAATCCGGATCTTTTTCCACATGCACTGGCGGTGACAATACATTATACAATTGTTCCGCTCCAGGTGTCGACAATGCTTCAAATTGATTTTTGATAACTAATTATTATTGGAGCCACCTTTATGCCCAAGAAACAACAATCAATAAATTATACAAGTCGCGACTTTGATTCAATCCGCCGCGACCTTGAAATTTATGCTAAAAGATATTATCCCGACACTTATCAGGATTTTGGCGAAGCCTCTTTTGGGTCACTAATGCTTGATACGGTGTCGTATATTGGTGATATTTTATCATTTTATGTCGATTACCAAGCCAATGAGAGTTTTTTGGACTCGGCAATTCAATATGACAATGTCATTAAACTTGCAAGGCAATTCGGCTTTCGTCTTCCCGCTAGCCCGGCTTCATTTGGTACCTTAACTTTCTATATTAAGGTCCCAGCCTCTTCAACTGGCGGCGGGCCTAATTTAGATTTTGCTCCCACTCTTCGTGCAGGTTCTGGTTTCGGCTCTGCAGGAGGGGGCTCTTATACTCTTATCGATGATGTCAATTTTGGCGCCACCACTAATCAGATTGTCGTTGCTTCTGCCAATTCAACTACGGGCACCCCTCAATTCTACATAATTCGTGCCCTCGGGCGAGCCATCTCCGGCCGCACCAATATAGAGGAGATCCGGGTGGGAGAGTTTCAAAGATTTTTAAAGGTCCCTCTTGCAAACACAAACATCACAGATATATTAAGTGTCACTGACACCGAGGGGCATACATATTATCAAGTTGACAACCTATCACAAAATGTAATCTACAAAGCTATTAGGAACGGGGGCGCCGATAGTTCAACTGTTCCAAACCTATTAAAAGCAGTCCCGGTCGCAAGAAGGTTTGTGATGGAGACCCGCGGCATTGATACGTATTTACAATTTGGATATGGATCAGATTCAGAGTTGTTAGGCAACTCAGTATTAGAACCATCGGAACTAATGCTTGATTTAAATGGTAAAAATTATATTACTGATTTAGATTTTGATCCGGTTAAGCTCATAAGTTCAGATAAATTTGGCGTTGCGCCCGCCAACACTAGCCTCCGGGTATCGTATCGTTATAATACCGGCCGAGATGTTAATGCAGCAATTGGTACCGTGACAACCGCTAGATCTCCATCGTTTAAGTTTTCTCAGCAAGCGGAGCTGGATCAGCCGAGCAGAACAGCCGTAGTTAATTCGCTCGAGCTCACGAATGAACAGCCTTTTGTGGGCAATATATCTCTACCTTCTTCAGAGGAAGTCAAACAACGTACTATGTCGTATTTCGCGACACAGAATCGTGCCGTAACAGCTCAAGATTATCAATCTATTGTATATGGGATGCCTGCCCGCTTCGGTGCCGTTCATCGTGCACAAATAGTTAAAGACTTTGATGAATTTAAAAGAAATCTAAATCTTTATGTTATTTCAAAAAATACAAGCGACAAGTTAACTACCGCAAACGTAATATTGAAAGGTAATGTTAAAACTTGGTTAACGCAGTATAAGATGATAAATGATACTGTCGACATTCTGGATGCTGAAATCGTTAATTTTGGAATTAAATATCAAGTTACATTGGGTTCTGCCGCTAATAGATATTCAGTTATTAGTGAGGCCAACAGAAGGCTTAATTCTTACTATTATAAAAATCCATTTGATATTGGAGAAAGTATTCAATTAATGGAGATCTATCGTGAGCTGCAAAAGGTCAAAGGTATTCTGGATGTTTATGACGTACGGGTTGTAGAAAAAAATGGGGGCCTTTATTCTAATAGTAATTATGATATTTTTGGTAATACATCTGCTGATGGAAATACGGTGTATGCAAATGAGAGGATTATATTTGAGCTTAAGTTTCCGAACGTCGACATTCAGGGAACCATTAGATAATGGCACTTGCAAGATATACCGCCAGCGCTGATACTACCATAACCAACGCTTTTGAGGCAGACCTCAGTGATCGTGGCACCGGATCCAATATGGGTTACGCTGACGCAGTAGAGATATTTTCGATTTATGGGCAGGAATCTGGCTCTACAACTGGACAATCTCAGGAGCTTTCCCGCGCGCTCATTAAATTTCCTATTACCACGATTAGTGCTGATCGCGCAGCTAGCCGGATTCCTGCTAGTGGTAGTGTATCTTTTTATCTTAGGCTGCATAATGCCAAACATCCCTTCACGCTGCCACAAAACTTTAATTTAGTTGTCGCCCCAGTATCGCGGTCGTGGACAGAAGGCGAGGGTCTTGATATGGATGAATATCAAGATTTAGGGTCTGCCAACTGGATGCAATCGGATAGTAGCACAACTTGGACTTCAATTGGGGGAGATTATTTAACGGCCTCAAATTATAATGTTCTTTTTGATAAGGGCTATGAAGACATGGAGATAAATGTATCACAAATTGTCGAAGAATGGATCGCCGGCACGTTTAACAATTATGGATTTGGCGTTCATTTAACCGCCAGTCAAGAAGCATATTTTTCAAGTTCCACAGGCCAAGATACTACGGTTTTAATTAATAATACCGTCGGCGCGCTGCAATCATATTATACAAAGAAATTTTTCTCACGTTCTACGGAGTTCTTCTTTAAGCGACCGGTTATTGAGGCACGTTGGGATTCTCGTATTAGCGACGATAGAGATAGCTTTTTCTACTCTAGTTCATTGGCGCCGGCTGCTGACAATCTTAATCAGCTATATTATTACAACTATATCCGCGGCCGCCTCGTTAATATACCCGACATCGGAACGGGCAGTATTTTAGTATCTTTATATTCTGGATCCACGGCTCCGGCGGGATCAAAGCTGACGCTATATAACGGGGATACGAACATAACTGGTGGCTATGTAAGCACTGGAATTTATTCGGCTTCTATGGCTATAACTGCGGCCACCACCCCCCTACAAGTTGTTTATGATGTTTGGCACAGTTCGAGTACGGAGTATTTTACGGGGTCGATTTATCCCGAAAAGATGCCGACCTATTCCTTTGCTCCGGATTTTTCAAGGGTTACAAGTTGCAAGAATCTTAAAAAATCGTATTCGGCGGGCGACAAGACAAGATTTAGATTTTTTGTTCGCAATAGAAACTGGACTCCAACAATTTATAGTAAAGCAAAACTGAATAACCCAACGGAGATAATAACTAGCGCTTCTTATTCTATCCAACGTGTAAGGGATAATTATACTGCCATTGCTTATGGGACTGGTTCCAATTATAGTACTTATCTGTCTTATGATAGAGAAGGTAATTATTTTGATGTGGATATGTCGCTGCTGGAGGCGGGATATATGTATGAGATAAAATTATCTTATTATAATGATAGTATAGGCGACTGGCAAGAACAACCACAAACGTTTAAATTTAGAGTTGAATGATAATTAGGATATGGCATTTAAAGATTACTTTGATAAAGCAAAGTCTATTCAGGCGTTAGCCAACAAATCCGCTGCCGACATAGGCAACGAAGTTGAGTCTGTTGGGTACCACCAAGAAGACATAATTCGTGAAGAGAGATTTATCCCTAGGGTTGATTATGAGTACCCGGATAATTTTGCTCATTATGGATCGGCGGAAGAGTATTACGACCAAAGCTTAAAAAGAATATATGAAGACTATCCATATGATGGTTCTTTAAGAGAAAGAGCTAAGTGGGAAAATGAATCAACCTATTTAGATCTCCATATATTTAATAAATCATATCCTCGCACCAATGGATATGTTGTTCTAACAGCAGATGGTTATGGGACTTCTACGATAACTGACGGTTACGGCCTTTCATCGCAGCCGGAATACATTTATTTTAAAGGTGGTCCCCACCCAAGTCTTGACACGACACTCTCTTATGCTTCCCAATTTACTGGGTCAAACGTTTATGAAACAACCAAAAATCGTGAAAATAACTTAAAATGTGATTTGCAGGATGAAGGGGTGTCTGTTGAATTTTGGTTAAAAAAAGATGCGTTCTTGTCGACCGGGGGCGGCGACGTGGCCTCGACGTGGATAGAGATGTACGGCGATGCCGGCCCCGGAGAAGGCCAAATTATCACCCTTATTTCAACGGACGGCACCACCATAACGTATACTGGCGCCGCAAGCGAAAACACATCAGCAAATGAATTTGATGCTTCCGGTACTGATCTTACTGTAAAAGCGACGTCTTTAAAGGATTGCATCGAGGCCTCCGCGGGCCATAATGGAAAAATATTAGTGACCCAAGCCGCCGGCACTCTGTATTTAACACAAGCTATCAAAGGCACCGCCGGAAATACTGTTGTAACAGAAACTCTCTATTGGGCCCACACTCCGAACTTCAGCGGCGGCGCAGGACTACCCGACTCGTCCCCCACCATCACCAATAAAGAAGTTATTTTCGATCTTTGGAACGGCGAAGACTCCTCGTCAGTTTCGTATGGGCGCTTTAGGATTGAGCTATCTGGCAGCGATGCCGCCACCGCCGACGCCGGCGCCGATCCCTTTCTGATTACTATGATGTCGGGAACTAGCGGGTTTGCTAGCGCTTCCGTGGCGCCCAGCACCGTTACTACATCTTCTGTTGCAGATGGTAACTGGCATCACTATGCATTTACTTTTAGGTCTGCTTCTGCTGGCACTCTCTCTAAATTCTATGTTGATGGAACTCTCAGCAACGAGACAACGATAGCTACCGTTGGACCAGATGGATGGGCCTCGCCATGGCCGCTTAATGAACTCCCCAGCTCGGGACTTAGAGCATATATCGGAGCGCTAATAGAGCCCCCCAGCGGATCCGCAGCTTCTGCCACCGCCGGTAAGGTTTCTGGCTCCCTAGATGAATTTAGATATTGGAAGACAGAAAGAACAGGCCAACAGATCGGGCGCCATTGGTTTACTCAAGTAGGCGGCGGCGTTAACACAGATCCGACTCCTTTTGTAGAGACAACCGAAGAAGCCAATACAAACTTGGGCGTTTACTTTAAGTTCAATGAGGGGATCACGGGAGCCGAGGCAACTGATTCCGTGGTGCTTGATTATTCCGGGCGCCTCTCCAATGGTGCGTGGACAGGATACACCACAAATTCGAGAAATACAAATTCGGCCATCGTTGAATCAGCCGCGGCAATAAAAGAGTTTAAAGATCCAATTATTTATCCATTCCATCCCGAGGTTACCACTCTCGCCAAAAGATTGCAGTTAACGGGCTCGAATTATGATGTAAATAACAATGCATCTATGTATAATCTTATGCCTAGCTGGATCTCCGAGGAGGATGCCGAGGGGCAAAAGAATTTAAAATATCTGACTCAGATAATGTCTAGTTATTTTGATACCTTACAGATCCAAATTAAATCTCTGACGGATATCAAGGATATAACCTACAATACGGGTAGTAACAAGCCATTGCCATTCGCTGAAAGGCTCGTGTCGTCTGCCGGAATGGTGTCACCCAATATTTTCATTGATGCGGATGTGTTAGAAAAGTTGGCCGATAGAAGCGAAAACAGAGTATATGAGAAACCCCTTGAAGAAGTAAAGAATGCAATATATCAGAATATTTACAACAATTTAATTTATATCTACAAGACAAAGGGCACTGAAAAATCTTTCAGAAACTTACTGAGGTGTTTCGGAATTGACGATGATCTAGTAAAGTTAAACATGTATGCCGATAATATCGAATATGAAATAAAAGATAATCGTCGTAATGTGGTAGTAGCAGATAGATTTGTTAATTTTAATACACTAGACAATACAAGCGCGACTGTATTCCAGTTTCAGAATCCCGGAGATACAACAGATACAGCTGGTTATTTCCCTGCTCAGACTCGCTTAACGGGCGGCTATGCACAAACTTTTGAAGCCGATATATTGTTCCCTCAAAAGACAGATGAAGCTGCCTCCTTTTATGTTGATACTAATGTTGTAAGCGCATCTTTGTTCGGTCTCCACGGCGCCGCGCCGTCAGAAACAGATACGGCTTGGGATCCCAATGATCGATCAAACTTCCAGGTATATGCCGTACGAGATGAAATAACTTCGGATAATGTTCGATTTGTATTGACCGGGACTGCAGGAGGCTTTGTTCCCGCGCTTGAGTCAAATTTGTTTGAAGATGTTTATGAAAACACACACTGGAACTTGGCGGTTAGGATTAGGCCCCAAGCTTATCAAAGTACCCGTTCCCGCGCCACGGGGTTTATCGATAATTATGTTGTAGAACTCCATGGCATCCAAATTGATAGCGGCGATATACGTAATGAATTTACTGTAAGTGGCACGATCGCCACTCCGCATGCCGGGTTTGTAACAGGCAGCAAGAGAGTCTATATCGGTGCTCATAGGACAAACTTCTCTGGAACTTTGTTGCAGCGCAGTGACGTTAAAGTTAATGCTTGTAGATATTGGTATGATTACTTAGAGGACGCAACACTTAGGGGACACGCATACGATACACAGAATTATGGATCTCTGAAACCCCATTTTTATGCTTTTCCGTTTGACCCGAGCGCAAGTGGTTCGCTGGAACTTTTAAAGATGGATACTCTTGCATTAAATTGGGAATTCTCTGAAAATACTGGATCGAACGTTGCGGGCGAGTTTACTGTTGCCGATCAGTCTTCTGGCTCTGCCACTGCTGCCACATCTCATGGATGGATCGGGCCGCTTGTGGCCAAACAGTATACCGCAAAGGGCGCCGGTTTTGCGACTTCCTCTATTCAGGCGGTCGATAAAGATTTTCTTGTTTCTTCAAAGCTGCAATTGCCAGAAAATATCCAATCAAGCGAGATGGTTACCATACTTGGTGCTCAAGAGCAAAACGTATTTACCAGGGATTCTCGGCCAATAAATTACTTCTTTGCTTTCGAAAAGAGCATGGCGCAGGCTGTCTCGACAGA